CTACTTTTAAATTCACGTTTTTGTTTCATATCTTGTATTCTCTTTCTGAATTTATCCATGAAACCTCTTTTAAATGCCTCGTTTCTTTTTTTTCTAATTCCACTAGAAAGAACTTTTTTGGAAGGTTTATTAATACTCAATTTTTGAAACTTACTAGTAACCCCTGCTGTTTTAGGGGACTTAATACTCATTTTTCCCACACCTTCTGTTATGTCTTCACTAGCATCTTTTCCTTCTAGGTTCATTTTTTCAATACCTGTTGTTATTTCTTCATCCATTCTTAATAATTAGCAATAAAATTTTCTTGTATAATAGTAATGAAAATACTAATACTAATATTTATAATTTTATTGTTTATTACTTTAAGAAAAAAAGAGGATTTCGAAAATCCTAATTGGTCGGATATGACTGACTATCAGTGCGGGTTCCAACCTCCTTTGAGAAAAAATTACTCTACAAATAGAGTAGGGAAATTAGCTATTTTTTTTGAATTAAAAAATAAAATGGATTTTTCTAAAGTATGGAATCAATATTTTAAAAATGTTAATCCTGAACATTATTCTGTATTTGTTCACTTTTCTGACGGAAAAAGACAGGTTCCTTTAAAATGTAAACACAAGGTAGTAAGAACATCAACTCGTGGAAAATGGGGTAATGTTTTTCCTGTTCATGAAATTTTAATTGAAGAAGCTTTAAAAGATTCAAATATTTTCGGTAGTGTTTATGTAAGTAATAATTGTATTCCTTTAAAAGATTTCTATACACTGTATGATAATGTAAGAAATAGTTCTTCTATTCTCAATTTTTCTAATAAACGAGGAAATAAAAATGCTCACTGGATGTTTTTAAGAAAAGATGCTTTAAAAGTTCTATTTGATAATCGTCATAAAGTTCAAGAAATAACTAAACAAGCTGATGTAAAAGGATTAAAAGCTTCAGAAGAAATATATCCAGGAGTAATTCTTCATAAAAAGAACGTTCCCTTAAAACATGGAATTGTTACTTTTGATTGTTGGGATCCTGAAAAGGTTGGTGGTAGAATGAATTCTTATAAGAAAAAAACTCCTTGTCATTTTAAAAGTATTGATCCTAATGTTTTTTCAAGACTTCAGAAAAGTGGAAGTTTCTTCGCAAGGAAATTTGAAAGTGGAACAAGAGTCGGAAAAGAAAAATTAGAAAATGTTATTTTAAAATACCTTTAATAGATACTAGAATATACATGTATATACTGATATTTATTAAAATTTATTATTGATTTAGATACCAACAGCACCACAGATAGTTGGTGCAAGGAAAGCACCGACAACTGTAATCAAGGCAATTACAAAAGGACCTCCCATTTGTTGACTTTTGTGTGCTTCAAGAACAGCTGCTGCACCTTCACCAAACAATGGGATACTGCTTACAACACCGTCCAATGGTGGCATTGTTAAAATCATTGGAAGTACCAATGATAAGATCACTGAAACTGCGACCATGCACATAAGGGATTGACTTACTCTTTGTTGTAGAACGTTCATATTATTATAATTATTAAAAATATTTTAATTTTGAAAAAAATAAAATTAAATAAAATATTTATTTTGAAAATGTATTTGGTCCTAAAATAATTGAATCAGTGTTCCTATTAAATATTCCTTGAGACATTTTATTTGTCCTGGTATTTTCTAAATAATTATAATTTCCTACAAAATATTCTTTATTATCTTCATAAAGACTTAATAATGCATCAGTAACAGGAGTAGTTGGAAGAGGTACTGAAGGATCAAATTTTTGAGCTTCTTCTAAAATCCCAACCCTTTCATCTTCATCAATTCCGGACATAATTTCTTGTATCTGAGCAGAAACTTTTTGTGTTGGAGAAGGAGTAATAGAAGGAGTAACAGGTGAATTAACAGAAGGTGTTGGTGTTGGTGTATTAACAGGTGTGTTTAAAATATCTATTATTAGACTTATAAAGTTTCCCATATACTAAAAGGCTACATTTTTTTTTAGTGTTATTTATTTAGTCTACTACTTTCGCATTGTTTTTTACTAAAATCTCCAAAACAACCATAAGGTTTATTGTTCATAGGAGATGATATGCAACTTGTTTTATCTTTATTTGGACACCAAACCATTGGAGCTTCTCTTCTGAAACCTACATTTCTTTGTTGTGTTCTTTGTGTAACCAAAGTATTAACAATAGGTAAATTTTGTTTCACTGTTATTTTATTTAATCTGCTACTTTCACATTGTTCTTTACTAAAATCTCCAATACAATCAGAAGGTTTCTTACTTCTAGGAGAAGCTACACAACTTGTTTTATCTTCATTTGGACACCAAACCATTGGTTCGTTTAATTGTAAACTTCCTTTCCTTAAATTTTTTTTTTGTGAGTATAAATTACTCATTACAGGTACTTTTTTTAATCCACTTCTTTCTTCACACTGATTTCTTGTAAAATATCCAATACAATTAGTAGGTTTTACACTACGTGAAAAGACTGTACAACCTGATTTGTCATCCTTAGGACACCACAATACAGGATCTTTTTTTAATTCTTCTTTTAATTCTTTTTTTAATTCTTTTCTATTATTTTTCATTTCTTTTTTACTTGCTTTTATTGCTTCTTCTCTTGCTTCTTTAATTAATTTATTTGTCTCTTCTTCTTATAACCCATTATATTTAGAAAGTTTTTTTACTTCTTTCAATTCCTCATCTATATAATTTTCTAAGTCTTCTTCAAGTCTTTTCTCAATTTCTTTTTCTAAATCTTGTTTGTCTTCTTTTGAACCAACACCTCCCATGTACTAAAAGGATACATTTTTTTTCTTTAAAAATTTATTACATGTTATATTTGACATTAACAACTTAAAATAGTTTTTTGGGAGTTCATTGTCTACTCTTGAATGAATATCACAGTATCCCTTAACTGGGTCATAGTATGTTTCATAAGAAATTGTATATGAGTTTTTATTAAAATCAAAATTCCAATAATTAGCTAACCCTAAAGCTTGTTTGTATGTCATATTTTTGTCTGTTGAAAAATCTTTTGACAAATCTTGATTATGAAAACTTATATACCAAAATGAATGGACTTTGTGAAATTCCTTTAATACTTTTGAAAATATATCCCTATACGTTGAGTCATATTCATATATTTTTATTTGTAAATCCATTGGTAATTTAAACATAATAATAACGTTTTATTATATTTAAATAGATTAGTCCTTAAAAAAAATTATCTAACTTATACTAAAATTAGAAGAGTATTGTCTATTATATTCTCTTCTTCTACTATTTGATGTAGACTGTCTATGGTTATATGCAGTTCTTCTTACAGACCTAGGTAAACTAGTCCTAGGTATACTCCTTCTTGTAGCCCTAGTAGGTGGTGGTAAATGTCTACCCCTAGGTCTACTTTGTACTCTTCTTCTACATACAGGACATTGAGAACGTGTTCTCAGCCATCGGTCAATACAATTTTGATGAAAAGTGTGATTACAATGTAATACTTTTTTATTATTATCACTATCAATAACTTCTTCTAAACATATTGTACATACAGGATTACCATTTGAACTTCTTTGTGAACTTCTTGAAGTGCTTTCTCTTTCTTGATTATTTTGTCTACCTGGTAAAATGTCTGCAGCTACTACTCTAGGTTGTCTTGCTGACAATATTGAAACTAATCTTACAGGTGTATTTTCTACATTAGGAAGATTAGTTGTTTGTGTGCTCCTAGGGGAGGGAACGTTTGGCATATATTCATGTACAATATTAGCTCTTCTTGCTAAACGGGCTTGAGCATTTGACATCATCATTATTATGTCTTTTGGTCTAAATTTATAAGAAGCTTGAAAACTTCTTTCTACTAAACGTCCTTCTACTGTACCAGAAGACAGATTTGTAACGGAGAAATAATAGTTTCCTTTCGGTAACCATTGACCTTCCATATCAAATATGTCTTCTCTGCAACTTATAGTTGTATTTAAAGGAGTTGACATTAATTGTAATAAATATTTTTTTCTTAATAAAAAACGTGTACCTAGCTAACGCCCTTTAAAAAAGAATACAAAAACTTCCATTCTACTTATAACTTAAAATAAAACATTCTCCTTTTTTAAAGTTTCCAAAATCTTTTTCAAATAACCAAAGATTGTATTCTTTTTCATTACCTTCTATAGTAAGATGACAAGGTGCATCTAATCTTATAGCCCTAATAAATTTTTCAACAGCTTCTAATCTTTTATCAGTATTCACTATAATCTTCCTAGATATTATCAAATCAGGAACTTTTATATTTCCTGTATTTGAAACAACCTTAAGATTCTTTAAAAGAAACTCGTGAAATTTTATCTTTGTATTTTGTCTAATACTTTTAAATTTCAAGAGTTGTTTTAAATTTTTAAACTTTCCCCTAAGAGGTATTGCATTATTAGATTCAGAATTAATCATTTCAAAATCTTCAAATGTACAGTTATCAAATTTTTTATTTTTTTCAAGAAGAGAAACTACTTTTCCTTCCATTTTAAAAAGTTTGTCTCTGGTTTTAGTGTTACATATAATTGTTACTTGTTTGTAGTTGCCCCACATTTTAGTATTACCACATACTCTACCTGCTAATTGATAAAGACTATCTTTATTGGACATGTCAGGTAAAACACAGTATGATAAAAACATATACATACTAGTTATAGTAGCACCTCTAGATATACAGAGTTTACCTGTAATTACTAGGGGATATTTATGTAATTTATTATTCTTATAAAAAATTCCTAAGTCTTCAGATAGAGTATCTGATTTATAAATCTCTCTATGTTTATTAGGATAATAAAGATGATATCCTTCTCCGTTTATGATTAGAACAACTATACCTTCTACTATGAGTAACTCTTTCATAGCTAAATGAGAACCTTTTTCCCTAGAAGCAGGGATATACCATACTTGACCTTTTTCTGGTTTCAGGTCACCTGTCAGTAATTCTACCATATTTTCAACATTGTTACTACCGAATGTATCATTAATAACATAGTTACAATCCTTTAAAGAATTGTAATGTTCTTTACTGAATGCTTCAGTGATATGATACAAATTAAGAACACCATAGTGCCTGAATATCCTCCTAGGTGTTGCAGTAATAAAAGAAATTCTTTTTACTGAAGAAGACCTTTTCCATAAATCTACCATTTTTCTTAATTTTCCACTTTTGTTAAAAATCTTATCGGCTTCATCAATGTAGATAGAAAATTTAATATCTAATTTTTTAATTAGACAAAAAATAATGATTTTTGTTAAATCTTTGAATCTTGTTTTATTGGTACAAGCGATAACACACATTTCTTTGTTCTTTACAATTTGTTCAAAAATTTGAACAGCATCTTTGTATTCACTTTGACTTGATAGTTCAAGTGTTTTTCCTAAATTGTGTGTTTCATCCCATAGATTTTTTCTAACCTTAGTCTGTGTTGTTTCTATTAGACTATTGTTAGTAAAAATAATATTAACATATTGCTTTTCCCTAGTTTGGAGTATAAACTCAAAAGTTTTTTGAGTTTTTCCGCTTTGGCAAGGTTTTGTCAGAAGGTATAGTTTATTCATTGTACGTCTATTTCTTTGCAAATTGAGCTTTCTTGGCTTGTGCGAATTTTTTAAAATCTTGTGCTGTACTACCTTTCATATCTTTTTCGATATTATCAATATGTCTATGTACTTCAAATATAAAGTGTGGGACTATTTTTCCTACTGTACCTCCTTCCTGTGCCATTTTATAAATACCATCTATTGAAGATTGTATCTCAGGATCTCTAAAAGGAGAACATAATTTCTTAATCCATCCAAAAACATAGTTTATTAAATTACCAAGACTTTCAAAGTTAAAAGCTTTGTTTTCTAACATTTGTCTGAAAATGATTGGGTCCATATTTTCAGCTATTCGATCGTGAATACTAGGTCTATTGGGAATTAAACTACAAATTCTTATTACCATTTCTCTGTGTAATTTACAAATCCAATCAAATTTATCTTCATTTAGTTCTTGTTCTAAAGCATCTTTAAAAGCTTTATCATAACTTTCTTTTAACTGTTCTTTCATTTTTTCTAAAGATTTTTCTGTATTAACTGGTTTTTTCTCAGACATTGTTA